GGAACACAAGTCTGGAACACAGCCTTTCAAACAGTACACTAACAAAGTGTTTCCAACACATCTATTTCCTAAGACCGACCAAGAACGTATTCAGAATGTGTTTGAGAAACGACCTAAAGACCACAACTACGAGGTTACTCTAAAACTAGATGGGTCGAGTTGTTCGATCTTCAGGTTAGATGGTAAACTTCGTGTTTGTAGTCGTAATCTTGAGATTGAGATTGTTGAGAAAGACGACGGTTTCTGGACTCGCCTCTGGAAGCGGTTGCTTCGGCGGCCTGTTCGATACAAAAACACCGACAATCACTTTGTTGCTATGGCACTGAAGTATGCACACTGTATACCGGAAGGCTGGTGTTTCCAAGGCGAGTTGTGTGGTCCCGGTATTCAGAACAACTACGAGAAACTAGAACAGAAGGAATTCTTCGTCTATGATGTTGTCAATCTTAGTACTCGTGCTTATCTGTCTCCTGCTCTTCGACGGAAGTTGGTTATGGATTCGGGACTGAAGCATGTTCCTGTAGTTGGTATTGCACAACCTTACCCTGAGTCAGTTGAGTTGGCTTTGATTCTAGCTGACAACCCACCTATTACAATGAATCGTAAAGATCCTGAAGGACTTGTCTACAAGTCAAATCAAGATCCTACTCAAACCTTCAAAGTAATCTCCAACAACTACCTGTTGAAAAATGAATGAACACCCCGAGTTGCCCTCTTTCAAGCCTGTTGTTCGGCTACTAATGCTAGGAGAAAACGATCTACACCCGAAAAAGTTACCTTTCATAGATGGAGACAGAGTCTATTGCTATGCTAACACATCAGAGAAAGACTTCATTGAAGATCCCTTAAAACACAAAGCTTGGGTTACTGGTGAGATTAAGAGTCCAGAGTTCTGGTGGTTAAGCTACATTCAAACAGGTTTCCACTCGAACTTTAGTAAAGTTAAAGAGTTATGCGGTGATGCTATTCCTGAAGGAGTAGTTGACCTATATCATCCTGTCTGGCAACTAAGGTTTGTTCTTGGTCATCCAGCAGCTGATCTTATTGAGAATGCTAAATTCCAATGGTCTTACTTCTGGTACCAAAAAACAGGACGATACAAGTCAACACAGGTGAACTATGTAAATTAGAACATCGAGCTAGTAACAATAACAGGTCTTGACTGAGTGATAGGCCAGAGATAGTCTACAAAATAACGGATACCATCAGTGTAGTGTTCTACACCTTGGGTCTTGTCGATTGTAGCTGTTTCTGGTCGATTCTCTAGCCAGCTTGTCCTTTCAAATGAATTAATAACTCCGGTGCATCTAGGATGAATCAACATATCGACGTCTCCACTAGCGTTAAGAAGCTTCCTATTAACGGAAGCCACGGAGTCTACAATTGCGGGGGCTTTATCCTTCGCAAGAACAGTAAAGCCAGCTTCTCTAAGGATACTGAAGTCGGTTACACCTACGGCGGCAGAAGTTTTTCTCGCTTTACCAGCGGGGTCTGGATAACAGACGATCCGATTCTTGGGAAACTTGTTGCGGATTAAGCGTGCTAGTTCTTCAGTGTTAGCGGTACCTTTTGACTCGTCTAGAGTGTGTACTTGACCACCACGAACAGCATGGAAACTAGTGCAGTTCAGCATGATGTTAAAGTCAATAGCACAATGTACTGTTTCATCTTCTTCAAAATAAGGAAGGTTAGGATCAACATGAAGTTTGCGATTAAAGGTATGGAACAGAGTAAGACCCGATTCCTCAAAGCTTGCTTCGTATTCGCGAGCAAAGCGAAGTGGATCGCTATGCTTCTTAGCACGCTCGATTTCCTCTTGAGACAACAGAGGACTGTCGCGATAAGTGTAAGAGAAGGTCTTCCAACGATCGTCAATGTGCTCTCGTTGAGCGAGATCGTAAAAGTAATCTTTCCCAAGAGGCGTACTCGGAAGAAGCGCACGGCCCGGACTCAAAGCTCCCACCGCAGCGGCCTGTTTCGGACTCCACCGGGTTACGACGCATGGCTCGATTACTGACTCCCAAGCATCCTTAATAGAACCACCGGGAACTTTCCATGAAGGTAATTCGTCGGCTACTACTAAGTACTGTCCTGAACCGCGCAGTCTCTCGTAAGCATCTGCTGACCAGCAACGGATCTCTGTGCCGTTTGCGAACACAAATTTACCGAGACTACGCGAATGCTTCCAACAACGGCTCTCAAGCCCAAATTGATAAGCGAGCATGGGCCAGTAGATATCCGTTACCTGCGTATGACTACCACACAGCAAAGCGATGTTTTTATTAGGGACAGACTCAGCAAGAGATTCTAATTCACCAACAGCTAAAGTAACAGCACTAGCGGAGACGTAAGACTTGCCAAGACCACGAGAACCAACAACAACAGCAAACCGCATTTTCCAGTCTTCTGTAGCTGGTCGAATAGGCTTAAACAGATGGTGGATAACCTCTGATTGGGCACGGTGTAATTTAATAACTGACATGAGAATTCCTAATGTTAAAAAGTGATTTGTATGAGTTACTGAAAGAAGAGTTTCCTCATCTAAAAAATGAAACGTTGAAAGGAGCTTTAGATGCAATCTTCGAAAGAATGGTACAAGCTCTCATTGATAGAGACCAGATTGTTATTCGTGGTCTAGGTACTTTTCTAACTGAAGAGAGGAAGATGCCTATAGAGAACTTCAAGTCCTTCACAACAGGTGAAAAGCCTGATACTTTTATTTGTATTAAATATTACCCCTCTAGGGGTCTAAAAGAAAGAATGAATCAAAATGTTTGATATGCTACCTGCAATTATTACCTTCAATCTAATCGTAACTATTTTCTACGCTAGTTATGGTCTAGAAACTTCACCACTTTATAAAGACAAGTGGAAGGCCCTCGTTGGTACTACAATTGTTGTACTGTTTGGTGCACCACTAGTTCTGTATCATATCTTTAAAGGTATCAAACAACAATGAGCCTATGCTACAAAGATCGAACCTACTGTAGCTCTGACTGTGCTAACGTTCGATGCCGACGTTTTATGCACAAAGACCTTCGTAAAGAAGCTGAAGACTTTGGGTTACCACTGTGTGTAGCTGACTTTAGCCCTGACTGTATCGACTATGTAAAGAAGGAATAACTATGGCTTACTGGATGTATGCTCTACGCGAAGACGGTTCTGTTATTAACCACAAAGGTGATTCGGGACCAATGTCTATCGCTCATCAAGTAGATTTAGAAAACAATAAGTTTACAGGCTTTGTTAAAGAAAGAGCAGAACCTGAAGTTGGCTGCTGCATGCAAGTAGGATCACACTACTCTCGCTCTTACGAAGCACAAGACTGGTGGATGACAACTCCTGTCACTGAGATTGTATCTCGTGATGTAGAAGAAGATGGAACAGTTACTGTGGTTTTTAAAACAAAGAACTCAACCTACAAGTGGAGAAGTTAATGGCTACGTGGCAAGAAATTGGTACGCTTCTAGATTCAGAGTATGTTCCTAAAAAAGTCTATCTAGATCTTTTGAAAGAGCATCAAGAACTACAGAAGAATGTAAACTGTGACTACTATGAAGCTTATCTTCGAGAGAAGCTGAAACGAGAAGCTCTGGAAACACGAATGCATCAGAGCAAAATCGAAGAAACTCAAGTACGTAACGTAGCAGGATGGGAATACTACGGTGATTGATAAAGCTTATCCAGAGTTGGACTATGAAGTCAAGCAATCTGCTGACTTAATGAATAAACTTTCGAGCTATGAATATGCTCAGAAGTTCTATGCAGCACTATGCAATACAACATGGAAGAAAGAAGGCTATGATTACAGTGTTACAGAACCTTGGGCAGTCACTTGGCGAACCGCTGGCGGTATTGCCTCTGATCTTCATCACGGTGATGACCGTCTAGGAAACTACCTAGAGTTCTACTGCTCGGGGTATGAGGGTGACGTTGATGCTGAAGTAGAGCAAGATCTTTATGAACTTGGTTGGACTTGGGAGAGCCTAGAATGATGACCGCTTGGATTCTGATTGCGATTCTTGATCGTAATGATTACTCTGATATCGCGTTCACAGCAGAATTTAATTCACGTACTCGTTGTGAAGAAGCTGCAGATCTGATTCAGATGAAAGAGGATGAGCTAGAAACACCTAGTAAGTTCTCTTATGTGATCTGTGTAGCTAAATAAAAAAGGGGAGCGCAATGCTCCCCAAGTTACTTAATAGTTAGACTGAGAGTGATCTTGTTACCCTCTTTCTTAGATCCACCAACAAGATAGGAAACAGGTTTGCCTTCATGTTTTTCAATGAGAGACTTTAACTCTGACCAATCTTGGTAGTTAAAGATTTTGCTAACTAAGTTGTTAGCAGCATAGTCAGTAAGGTCTCTTCCAAAGACCATTTCCATCTTTTTAGTTTTAGGAGAAAGCCACCAGACTTCTACTTCATAGTCGATCATTGCAATACCTTCACATCTAGATCATAAGCGTCGATAGGTTCCTCTTCTAGTTCACCATAAGCTACGCCTTCAATCACAAATCCTGTTGGATAGAATTTAGAGCAAGCACGGTAGACTACAGGAGGAACCTTGTCATGTACTAAGGAGTCAATGTCTTCAAGACACTGTTGTTCAGTTCTAAAGATTCCCACGAGCAAAGACTGCTCAAGTGGTAAATCAGGCTGTCTTATCATTAATTGTAAAATCATGTTCTAGTACAATCTTGATTGGTTCACGGATGTCCGCTGACTCTACAGTTAGTGCTGGAGCCTTACCATAACGATAAGGAAGTAGATTCTCTAGAATACGAGTCTTACAGTTGATAAGATTGTTAACTACCATGATACGAGGATTGGTCATTCCAAGCTCTGTTTCAAGTAGTTTTTCAATCTCGTCTAGTTGTTTGATAAGTTGTTCTAGTGGATCAAAATCTAGTTCTCGTAGTTTATCAGTGGCCGCTCGATGTGCTTTAGCACCTGAGCCTTTCTTATAGCCACCGCCTTCGTCATACTCTTTTAGCATTGCGATAGCCCTTTCGTTGACTTTGTATGATTTAGCAGGATCTCTGAAGCGACCTAGTTTAGGTTCATATCCTTTCTTGTAACCTGCAAAGTTCTCTCCGGTCTTGTAATAACCGGGACGATCTTTACGATACCCCATAGTCCATCACTTTTGCAGTAATAACGTTATCTGCCATGTGGACAACGTAAGGATCTAGAGTATCAACGTAACTGAACAGTGCAGCAGAAGTAGGAAACATTCGTGTTTCTGAGATACGATCAAGGTGGTCGGTTGATTTAGTTTTTAGTACAATAAGGTTGAAATCTTTGGAAAGGTTAGCAGCTACTTTATTTTCGAAATAGTCGGAATAGTTCATATGGTTCTCCTTTTCTTCTTTATAGCAAAGAGGTGAAAATTGTTAAGTCCTAGTACACTTGGTCTACCAAAAGTCTTAGAAGTAGATTGTAGCAAGCATGAGTTAAAACAAGCAGTAGAAGCTTTTCGGCATCTAGCAGGCGCTGACTTGCTTGTTGCTAAAAATACTAGACTAGACAAGACTATCGAGTCAATTCGTGGAAACGCTTATGCTAACTATGAGTATAGCTATTCTGAGAAAGACGGCACGTCTATTATTAGTAAGCAGCGTTATACAAACTACGAAGGTTGGTCAGGAACCACTGATGTCAAACGAGTGTTACCTCTTGAAAAGGTAATGACTGAACTAGGTGAAGAAACCTTGTTTGTAAACCGAGTTAAAATGTTAAAAGATGCTTGGAAAGGTATTTCTGAGAAACAATTTAAGAAAGAGTTCCTTCAAAAAGACTACCGTTACTTTGTCTTAGACACTTGTAATGATAGTGCTAGTTGGTTGATGCTAAACCACTTTGTAGTATTAGGTTATCATTACATCAGTACAATATTAATGCCAAATCTAGATCCTGAAAACAAACGTTATGAAAACGGATCTTACCTTAAGCTCTATGCTAAAGATTTTAACCTTGTAAAAAGGAGAGTAGCATGACTTATACTATTGGTAAACGATACTTTTATCAAAACAACAAAGTAGTTACACTAAACGCTGTGTGGTATGAAGACGGAATTACTTGGGCGGCTATCTCTGATGAACGAAGTTACAAATCTGTAACTAAGATTGACCAGTTGACAACAATGCGTAGGAGGACTCAACGTATTAACTTAACCCTAGAATTGACTGAGAACAACGAAGTAAACGTATTGTTCAACCAGAACGTTCCGATTGCTCCTGCTCGTGCTGATCGTTATACTCAAACTTCTTTTGATGTCATGGTGGAAAATGAAGAAGTATAAGTTCAAAGTAGGTGACAACGTCTTTGGTATTGGAGTTAAGCGTATCTATCTTGAGGGTAGTAAACATCGCCAGAAAGTATCAGGGACAGTAGTACAAAGAATTTACGATGAAGTAAACCAAACAAACTGGTATACTATTGAAACTCCTACAGGAATGAAATTCTATACAGAGAAGGCTCTTACAAAACAACGAGAGAAGATCTTGTTCTATCTTCTTGTTAAGGATGTAAACGTTTATGACAAGCTAGAAGAAAAGCCGGAAGTGATTCCTGAAGGTTCAAAACTACTGACTGTGATGGGAGTTCTCGATGACTAATCTATTCTTTGTTTATGGTACATTAAAACGAGGAGAAGGTAACCACCGATTGCTAGGTAACTCAAAATACCTTGGTAAAGGTATAACTGTTACTAATTACAATGCTTATCATTCTGGTTTCCCTATGATTTGCCCTTCAGATACAGGTTTACCAATGCTAGGTGAGGTCTACACAGTAGAGTCTGCTGAGGTAGTAGCAACGCTAGATCGACTAGAGAGTAATGGGCAATTCTATACAAGAGTTGTCAGACCTGTAAAGATTCTTGATTTCTTTGAACAAGAGGTTCAGGCTTGGGTCTATGAGTTACCAGACGCACCTCGTTATGCCGCTACTTATTGTCCAGTCAACCAAGAACATAACTCATATTTTTGGAGTCGTCATCCTTGAACATCTTTGCTACACACTTCAATGCTCGTTGGTCAGCACTTTGGCTTGACGATCTTCGAGCTAATAAGATGATTCTTGAGTCTTGTCAGTTACTCTCTACAGCTATTCACTTGACGCAGCCTGATCATGAATTAAAAATCTACAAAGCCTTTAACCCAAATCATCCTTGTGCTATCTGGACTCGAGCTAGTCGAGAAAACTTTGCTTGGTTACTTCAACACACATACCACTTGCTAGAAAACCGAGCTAAGCCAGAGCATCGTTCTTGGGTTAACTACACTACTTGTGCTAACTGGTTTGGAGCAAATTACTGGCGGTTACCTAAGGCAGATGTGTTAGTCTTTCAGAATTGTGCAGCAAATGAAGGAGCAGGAATCAGTTATAAAAATGTAAAAGATGTTCATCTTGCCTATCGACTATACTTAAACCATCGATGGAAAGAAGACAAGAAACCGCCTACTTGGAATACTGGACAAAAACCAGACTGGTGTGATCTTAACTAATATCTAAACAATAACAATAATAAAAGGTTAAAAACTCTTGGATCTTATCTCTGCTATTCTTATGCTGGTTGTAGTATATTACATTACACAGCTAAAGAAAAACTAAGATTAGGTCCAATACTTGTTACCGAGATAAAGAGGCACGAAAGTGAATACCTTAAGGAATGGTAATATTGGAATGAAAAAACTAAAGATGACTAGCTTCTCAGACTTAGTAGATGAAATCAACAAAAAATGGGGGCATACTTATGAAGACGTGAAAGAGGAAGATGAATCAATTCTAAAAGGGATCAAATTTGACTATGTGATCATCGACGAGCTACCTCTTAACGATAAAGCAGAATAAAAAAGAATACAAAGAGGAATTATACTCTTGTCAGAAAACTCTATTTTAAAAGCACTTATTGACGATTTTAACTTTCGAAAGTCTACGCTTAGGGCTGACAGAAACCAGTATACTCACTTCCTTAAAGATGAAGATGCAAGGCGAATTATTTTGTTCTCCTTTGGTCATATCATTAAGGGTGTTGAGCGAAAAGCAACTCTCGTAGACTTAGCTGTAACGCTAGGACGAAGAGTTCGACAGAAACTTCGGTTGTCAAGAAATAGTACAGCTGCTTGTCATGTTGGGTTTTTCGTTCTAGTTTCGTTCTTCGAAGTTGGACTACTAGAATACAAACTAGTAAAAACAGATAAGAAAGGTAAACGATCAAAGTATCTAACCTATACAGTTGCAGTTAAGAATCGTAAGTCTTTGTTCGACCTTTGGGAAGAGCTAAACACAGAAGAAGAAATTGATTTGTTTCCTGTGAATACTCCACCAGAGCCTTGGACAGGACCAATGCATCCACTTGGCTACTCTATCATTAAGAAGTCAAGTCCTGAGGTGACTAGTAAGATTAATGCTGAAGAACACCAAATGCTGTTCGATGTGTTGAACAAGCTAGGCTCTACTCCTTGGATTATTAACAAACCTATACTTGACGTGATTGACTACTACGCTGAGAACGATGTAGAAAACAATCCGTTAAAGTACAAACAAGAAAAGGATATCGAGAAGAAAGAGAGCCTATATATTGAGTTAAGTTCAATTCAAAGGCTAGCTAGAAAGAATGTAGACAAAGTCTTCTATCATCTTTATAATACTGACTTCCGTGGTCGGTTGTATCCTAATACTGCTTTCCTTCATGAGCAATCTAGTGATAACGCTAAGAGCCTTCTTCTGTTTGCTAATGGAGTACCTATTGGGGAGGAGGGTCTGTTTTGGATGCTCGTTCATGGTTCTAACACTTGGGGTAATGATAAATGCGAACTTGATGATCGTGCAGAGTTCTGTCTACAAAACTTTGAGTTGTTTCTTAGTTATGCAGACAATCCTTATGACAATACAGGTTGGATGAAAGCGGATAAGCCTTTTAGCTTCCTTGCTTTCTGTATGGAGCTAAGACTACTACAAAACTGGTGTGATGCAGGTCATCCACAAGAGTTGTTTGTGTCTCATCTACCACTGTTCATCGACGGTTCTAATAACGGTTCTCAACACCTAACAGCTATGTCTAAGGACGAAGAGTTAGCTCCTTATGTTAACCTTGTTCCTAGTCAGTTGCCCGGCGACCTTTATGCTCTTGTAGCTGAAAAGGTTTGGACTCGTCTTGAACGTCTTGAAATGAAAGTACCTAGTATTGTTTTTCAACAGCTAGACTATATCCTCAACGAAGCTGAACGTCTACAAAAAGAGTATGATGATTCTCCTGCAGGTAGTGAGAAAAAAGCTCTTGCTTATACTGCAGTACAAACTTGGAGAAACAACAATCGAAAACTACGAGAAGCTCTTTATCCTGTTTACTGGAATCGAATCAAAGATCTAAAGGTTCGCCGAAAGATCTGTAAGCGACCAGTTATGACTTCTGCCTACGGTGCTGTACCTTATGGTATGGGTCAACAAGTTTGGGATGACACTCGAACTATCAATGAGTATCTAGGTAAACAAGAGAAGCTTTGGGCCTCTATGTTAGGCCGTGAGTTACATGCTGCTTGTTATGAAGACTTAAAAGGGCCAGGTAGCCTTCTAAAGTTGTTCGAACAAGTAGCAGACATCTACAACGACAAGCATGAGTACATGGCTTGGAAGTCACCTGTGACTAACTTTCCTGTTGTTCAAAACTATCGTCAACCAACAAGTAACCGAACTTGGTTATCTTATGGTGACAGTCGTTTTCACGTTGTTGTAGAAAACTGGGAAGAGTCTACACTAGACAAAGATTCTCAGAAGCTAGGTGCTAGCCCTAATATCGTTCATAGCCTTGATGCTGTTCATATGGCTATGGTGATTCATGCAGCAGACTTTGACGTTGCTGCTATCCATGACTCTTGGGGTACCACTGCAGGTAACATGAGTAAGCTTTTCCCACTAGTAAGGGAGAAGTTCGTTGAACTATACAAAGGAGATCCTCTAAAGCATATTCTCAAACAACTTGGTTGTGAGTCAATGATGCCTAAACGTGGCAACCTTGATATTACTAAAGTACTTGAATCTGACTTCTGTTTCTGTTAAGGAGAAACGATGGCTAAATTTGCTGTTATATGTAAGCTTGAGTCTGTCGTAGTAATCGAGGCAGATACCCCAGACGAGGCAATTGCTAAGTGGGAACAAAAACAAGAGGAAGGAGCACTAAGCCTTGATCACTACATACAATCATATGGTGATCCCTACACTGTTAGTTTAATTGACGCTGCAAGAGCCGACTTCTAGTAGTGTAACCACCTCTTAGCTATAAAGCAGAAATGCTAAACTGTCTATAACTGTCTTAAAATAAAAAGGAAATGTCTAATGGCTATTATTAACAACGTTGAAATTCACTGGGTTAAGTGCGATCCTGCTCGTCCTGAACGTTATCAGAACAAGGGTCCAGCAAAGTTCTCTGTACAAATTCGTGTAAAGGACAAGAAGACCAAAGAGTCACTTGAAAAGGACTATGGTTTTAAGTTCTCACCAATGGAAGACAAAGATGGTAAGCTTGTCTACAAGACTAGCCTATCTCGTTATGCTTTCCAATCTGATAAAGACGGTAACGAAGACGTAACAAAACCAAACAAACCAGTCAACGTTATTCTCGCTGATGGTACTCCTGTAGATCCTAATACTGTAGGTAATGGTTCTATTGCGAACATCAGCTTCTTTACTAAAGAAGATAAATCTGGTCGTACTCTAAAAGGTATTCAGATTAAGAAGCTAATTAAGTTCGAGGCTCGTGGGGATGCTGACGAGTTTGAGCTAACTGACGATTATGAGATCGTCGAAAACACTGAAAACAAGAACGACGAAAACGACCCTTACTGATAGGAACAAACAATGACTGTTTACCTTGCTGGACCAATTGAAGGAATCAGTCTAAAAGAAGCAACAGAGTGGCGGGAAACTGCCACTAGCTTCTTTCATGGGCATCAGATTCATACACTAGATCCAACACGAAGGAAAAAGTTTCACGACCAACCTTATACATTTAATCTAGCTCGAAAGATTGTTCAGCTAGACCTTCAAGATATCCGTAATTCAAATGTTGTTCTTCTGAATCTAAGAGCAAGAGGTAAGGGAAAAGCATGGGGTTCTATCTGTGAGTTAGCTTTGGCTTCTCAACAAGGTAAAACTGTTATCACTGTACTTGAACCGGGATTAGTACATCCTTTTGTCGAGGTCTTCTCAACTGAAATTCACTCTACACTTGAAGACGCATTGGAAGCAACTCTAGCATATTACAGGTAAATATGAGGCTGAAACGAAGTAATGCTAAGTGGGAGTTCAGTATTCATCTTGATGCTGAACGTGGACCTAATAGAGTAACCTTCGATCCTAATGAGGCTAAACGCTTCTTCACTAAACTTCGAAGGAAACATAAAACCCTAGATTGTCTAGTAGTCAAAGTAGTACACTTAGACTCTAAGTTGTCTTGGGAAACAGATGACCCAGAAGAGTTAGCCTACTTTATCGACAACCTTGTTCAACAAACTGGAATCCTAAAATGAGTGATGCAATTAACCCTAAACACTACCAAGGTGTTCTTGTAATTCCGGCAGAACGTGTTAAAGCAGTAACCCAACCAGACGGTTCTATTAGCCTTCAATACATTGAAGTGATGGAGTTTATGATGACTCCTGAAGAGTTCCGTGGTCACCTAAAAGGTCAAACATGGAAATACATGCTACGTCTAGGTGGAAAGGACGATGAAGTACAAGAACTAAACAAGTCTGTTTGGTACCTAACCTACCTTCGTAACGTCTTTAGCTGGATGAAAAAATGAGTTTTCTAAGAACAGTAAATAATCTCTGCACAAACAAACTAACTGAGCTAGAACTTAGCTCTACTGTCTTCAATAAGGAGATTCTGTGTAGTTCGTTCATTGCTGGCGGTGCTATTGTAAGTACAGCAAAAGATGAGCATGTTAAAGATTATGATTTGTTCTTTACAACAACAAAAGCAGCTACAGCTGTTTTCAACACACTGATCCAGAGGATTGGAGTTGGGAGTTACTTCAAACTACAGTTCGATGTCGATCCAATTAATCCAAACTTACAACGAGGACGTTTAGTACTAGCTAGAGAAACACAAGTTAGTATTGAAGACCTTATTGAAGAGTTTAACGATACTGTCAAGAAACTCAAAGGTAACAAACGAGTAAAAGTTTATCCTTGTTATCTTTCTAAAAATGCTCTAACACTGACAAACGGAGTTCAGTTGATCTTCCGCTTTATTGGTGAACCTAAAGAGGTGTTTACCACCTTCGACTACGAACACTGTAAGGTGTATTGGAGACCTAATCCACTTGGTCTTCTCCTTGGTTCTGTATACTATGAAGGTCGTAGCCAAGAGTCTCTAGCTAAGAATGAGTTGATCTACACAGGTCATACACGTTTCGTTCTTTCTGCTATTAGCCGTTTAAACAAATTTATCAAGCGAGGTTGGGGTGTTAGTCCTTCATCACTGTTGTCGTTAGCTGTCTCAGCAAGTAAAGTAGATTGGTCTGATCCTGCTGCTCTCGAAGAAGAGTTGCTAGGTATCTATGGTATTGAAAGTAAAACATTGAAGACGATTCTAGGTATGTGTTCAGAGAACAATAAAATTGACCTAGACAAGATCGTCCAAGTACTCGGAGAAGTATAATATGCTAGAAAATTTTGTCGTTGTTCGTGAACGTGATAACTATAAGAGTGGTATCGGGTATACTGGTCCTCTCCTACGTGAGCTAGGGTTTCCAGAGGGTCCGTATATTCATGGTACCGCAAAAATTCTGATCAACCAGCTTCGCTCCCTAACAAACGAAAAGTTTAAGATTGTAGACTATGTTAAAAAATAAACAAGTAGTATTTGACCTCGAAACGGACGGACTACTCCCAGAGGTTACTACTATTTGGATTTTTGTAGCTAGGGATCTTAGTACGGGTGAACAGACTGTTTTCTCGGATTATGACAAAGATGCAAGACCACTAAAAGAGTTACCAAGCTTTCTTGATAGCTGTAGGTTACTTTCAGGCCATAACATTTTAATGTATGACTTGTTAGTGCTTGAGAAACTTCTTGGCTGGAAACCTAAGAAGACACAGAAGCTAGTAGATACAATGATTATGTCCCAAGTCCTTAACTATAAACGTTTTGGATTTGGGCATAGTCTAAAGGCTTGGGGTGAGTTCTTTAAGTATCCTAAAGTAGAGCATGAAGACTGGTCACACTACAGTCCTGAAATGCGGAATCGTTGTGTAGTAGACGTTGAGTTGAACGTTAAAGTTTATCGTTACTTAATAGATGAACTTAGCTCTCGTAAAAACAAAGACAAGTTGAAACTAGGGTTAAAAGTAGAACATGGAATTTCTCGCTATGTTGGCCGTTCTATTCTACATGGTTGGCCTTTCGATGTTGCTAAAGCCTTAGAAGTAAAACAACAGCTAGAAGATGAAATGGCTAAGATTGAAGACTTTATCAATCCTCAGCTACGAATGAAACTAGCTAAAGTAGACTCTGATCCTGAATATAAGTCCCCTGCTTGGGTCAAGACAGGTAACTATGCTGTAAGAACTGCTGCTTGGTTCGAGATTGATCCTGCTCGTGGTCAAGAGGAAGATCGTCCAGTGTGGGGTGACTATTGTCGTGTTGAAGTAGTACAACCAGATATCGGTTCTATGGAATCTGTCAAAGATCTTCTGTATAATCTAGGTTGGGAACCTGACGAGTGGAACTATGTTAAGAACGATAAAGGTGTACCTGTAAAGTCTAGCCCCAAGTTGACCGAAGCTTCTCTTGAGCCTCTAGGTGAAGTTGGTGAAAAGATCAACAAGTACTACACTCTTCGTTCTCGTCATTCAATCCTTAAAACATGGATAGAAGAAAATGTCACTGATCTTGGACGTATTCATGGCGATTGCTTCGTTATTGGTACTCCTACTGCTCGTTCTCGTCATGGGATTATTGCTAACATCCCGTCTGCCGATGCTACCTTCGGACCTGAAATCCGCAGTTTGTTCAGTAGTCCAGCAGGCTATGTAATTGTTGGTGCTGACTCTAAGGGTAACCAGAACCGTGCTCTAGCGCACTATCTTGAGAATAAAGAGTACACCGAAGCTGTTTGCACAGGTGATATTCATGACTTTAACAGAAAGATTCTTGAGTCTATTGTTGGCCCCATGGGTCCAGATGGACGAAAGAGAGCAAAGGCTTTCTTCTATGCTCTAATCTTCGCCGGTGGTCCCGGTAAGCTAGCACTTATCGTAACAGGAAGGCGTAATAATGAAGTTGGTCTAAAGATTAAGAATGAGTTCTTAAGAAAGATTCCCGGTCTAAATGAACTAGTAACTCGACTTGAAAAGATGTTCGAGGCTACTGAAGCTAAGACTGGTAAAGGCTATATCATGGCTCTCGACGGTCGTCCTATCTTTATGGAAGGTAAACGTCTTGCACTAAATTATCTTCTACAGTCCTTTGAAAAAATTACTGTTGCTGCAGCTATTGATCAACTACAAAACGAGCTAGACGAAGGTGGCTTTGACTGGCAACCTCTTATTGTGTATCACGATGAGTGTCAGTTTCTTGTTCGTGAAGACCAAGCTGAAGCAGCTAAGGAACTAGCATTAAAGGCTTTTAGAGAAGCCCCTAAACAATTCGGAGCAATGATTATGGACGGTTCAGCCGCCATCGGTAAAAATTGGTATGAGACCCACTAATGTCTAAGTATGGCATGACTAAAGAAGAGTATGAGATCTGG